TTCATAAACAGTTTCGTATAATTTAGGGGTTTCTGTTTCAACATCTAAAGAAAACCAAGCTTTGAAATTCTCTATATTAGCTATTGGGTCATCACACAATATACCTTCATCAAGTAATAATGATAATTCTATTTCTAATTCAGAAATTTCTTTTTCTAATTCACTAATCTCATTTAAACAATTTTCATATGCTTCACATTTTTGTTCTTTTTCTAAATATGCTTGTTGTTTATCACATATGTTAGAATCAGTTTCTAAAAAATAAGGATTAAACGTATTATTTTCTATAGCATAATCATTACCTTCATTATATAATTGTTCTGACTGTGTTGATGTGTATATTGTTGTATCACAACCATTTGACGCTAACCAAGATTGATATTTTACTTCACCAAGTATGGTATTCCACCTTTCCAACCCACTGTCAGTTAAACAACAAACGGTAAAAAATTGAGGTATAATAGTTAGTTCACCCTCACTCCCACTTTGTTGGGTTGGGTTATTTAACTCATCGTAATCTGATAAATGTTTACTAACTAATATAGTGTAACACATTGCAGTATAAATGTTTGTATATTGAATACATTGACCACTTAATGGTATACATTCAAGTTCTTTATCAGCTAATTCATCTCTTAATATTTCTAATTGAGTTTCAAGTAGTAGTGCTTCTTGATTTACAGTTTTAGCACTTGCTAAAACTGAGCAATCAAATTTAAAAATATAATTTAAATTAATATCTAAAGCACATGTTGAATTTTCACCAACTAAAAAATAATCACCGTCATTACCTTTTGGATTTATTACGATTTTCATTTCACATGTGTCACATGAAATTGGTTCCGACCATAAACATTTTTGGTTTTCGATATCAAAAATATAACCTAAATACTCACAACATGATTTTGTGTTAATATTCGTATACGGTATTAAACCCTCATCGTTATTAACCCAAACACTAACAGAACCATCAATTTGGTTTAATATTTTACCACCGCCAGATAATATTTGGTCTGTTGTTAAACAAGGGTTACTTAAAGATGGTTGACATTTTATTTGGTTTGTTTCGGACATTTATTTTTTATTATATAATTATTTATGATTTAGTTTCTCTATAAGATGTACACGATATTTTACCTATTGATTTTTTGTAGTAAAGTTGATACAATGGACCATTAGTAGTACCATATGTGGTATTTGACGGTGTTAATGTTAATAATTTTTTACCTTCATCGTTTAATCTACAAGCATAACCCTTTGTATTTGTATATGGGTCATTTATTAATTCTGGGGTTGTTATATTTGGTGGGCAAAAACAAGCGTCTGATTCTGTCGTTACTCTATATTCAGCTGTTCCAGATTGTCCCCAATTATTTTTTGGTGTTACAAATTTGAGGTAATTATTATCATTAAAAATATATGTTTGCCCTAATAATGGACCAGATAATCTCCATTTACACGCTAAATAACAACCACAAAATGACTTACTAAGTGATAATTCAGGAGTTTTTGGTTCTGATTTTTTATCAAATTTACCTATAGCATTAATGGGTGAATTTTCACTTGTTTTTTGGTCTGTATAACCAAAATCATCAAATTTTCCAACAAGGTTATCACTTATAATTGTTGGTTGTTTTCTACAACAAACATAACCAGAATTAACCAATGTTGGTTTACCAGTATCTTGGTTTATGGTATATTCATCGTGTAAATATGCTTTACCTTTAACCATAACCTTACAACAAACTGGTGATATGTATGGAGATATATAATATTGGGGTGATGGAGTTCCATCAACATTGTATGTTATGTAATTCCACAAATATATAAATGGACTAAGATAAAATTCTTTTTCTTTTACATCTATAAATGTATAACCACTTATCCTAATTTTACAATCAGCAAATTGTTCAGCTTCAGTATATTCATCACGTTTAACATCAATAAACAAAGATAAATCATCAGTTGGTAAATCACAACCACAATCCGTGACTTCGGCTGTTGGGTGTGGGTCATGTATTATTTCACTTTCATATAAAAAACAATCTTCTAATGAAACTCCTGACCATGTTTCAATACCGATATATGTATCACCCGTATATTTATTTATTAAACCATTATTATAATTTTTAAATAATTCAGTAGTATTATATGTAAAAGTAGATGATGTTAATACCGTTGGTTGAAATCCTGGTAAAATATTTACAAATTGATTAATGTATTCAACCCCAGCATCGTAAGGACCAATATGTGGGTTATTACCTTGCATTACTATTTTTGAGGCATTTGCACCAGCTGTTTCTCTATACCATAACCCACCTTTTTGAAAATATAAATTTGGGTTATTTTCAAATGGTCTTGGGTAACCAAATAAATCAACACTATAATCTTCTAATACTCCAGTTTGATATCCATATTCTTCCAAAACTTCATAAAATAAACTAGTATCTATAGGTTCTTTGGCAACATAAACATATTCATTTAAATTAATTAAACCTTCTGGTGCACCAATAAATTTAAATAAAAATTCAATCGCTTTTCTAGTTCCCTTTGATTTAAATAACCAGGCTGAATTTAATATTAATCGTCTCCAAAGTTCTAATTCAGCTTCAACTGGTGTTAAACCTCTAGCATAACCGCCGTATGATGATTTTGGTGCGTTTAAATAAGCTTTAACTAAATCAGTTTCTAATATTGAACTAACTAATTCCCACCCCATCACTCTGGCGATATATTTAATTACTTGGTCTGGTGCGTTATCTTTTTTATCATATGATACATTATTTGAGTAAGATAAACCATCTATATATTGTTTTATCTCATCAAATTCACGTCCATATATTCTTAAAGTTTTAGTCATTTTTTGACCAGCTGTTTCTTCTTGCGTACCGTCACATCTAGGCACGGTATCAAAATTGGATATTGATTCGGCAACCAAGAATCTAACCATTAAGTCAGATTTAACTTCATCTAAAGCTTGACATATCCCCAATAAACTACTAACATAATCTACGTATTCATTTGTATTAAAATCTAAATTGTAACCATCACTAGTTGGCCACACCACATCTTCGCTAGTATCATATATTATACCTTCATCGGTATTAAATTTATAATTAAAAGTTGCTTTATATTGTGGTAATGTCAATCTGTTAAGTAATGTATTTTCAAATGGTGCTAACCCTATGAAGAATTTTTCAACTTCAACGCTATTTGGTTTTATATGATAAGAATTGTATATTGGTGATAACGTTGCTAATGGAAAAGGATTACCTTTAACACTAATGTAAACATAATCACCATATAAATTAGTTGAACCTGTAAATCCTATTATTGGAAATTCACCAGCCACATTAAAAATAGTATAATTAATAAAATTAGATACTAAACTTTTAGTGGTTGAATCATAATTACTTAATAATATTGAACCAGTATTGTATAACACACCATAATCATTTTTAAATGTGTTTGTTTTTACTCTGAATTTAGAAGTGTTTAAATAGCTATTATATATATAGTTTTCAACGGTAAATAAACTACCTCCATTTTGGTTATCAACTGGTATAATAAAAATTGAAGCTGGCCATTTCATTATTATTGATTCTAATGTGACCCTAATGAATTCAGTTGCGGAACCAAAATATGTAAAATTATTAATATCTGTTGTATCTATATTTAATTTTGCATTAATATTTACATCACTATTGAAAATTAAACTTATAACCTGATTATCACCCCCAATACTTTCAAGTGTTATAAAACTACTAAACGGTTTTGACGGATAGTTAGCCTTTGGTGATACTTCGGTGTTTTTTAATACTGCAAAATTACCGTATGTGAATAATGCAGTATTACCATTAGTAACAAATTGATTTCCAACTAAATCAGGTGTAAAATTCCTATATTCAATACCGTCATTATAAAATACCTTTTGTGCATAACCAACAACTTTTATTTTATCATTTTTAACCATTTCTTATTAAGTACTTGTTACGTTGTTAAATGTTTTTGTAAAATCAATATTTGTTTTCTCTTCTTTAATTTCATAAAGTGGTTTACCTGTAAACCTATCTTTAATCTCATAAAGGGTATATTGTTTATAAATATCATTATTAAAATTATATAACGTATAAACTCCATCTTCAAGTCCTTTACTTTGATTTCCGAATAACCCAATTGCAATTGTTTCAATATCGTGGTCAACTACTTCAACCTCCAACATGACAGGATTAAAAAATGTATTTGTAATTATAACTTCTTGATTTGGTTGACCAATAAATGGAAAAATATTAGGAGTTACATTAGATTCTGAACTTGGGGATACTGTACAAAACACTAACGTAGAATTATCATTAAATCTATATCTTATTGATTTTTGATTATTATTTGTTAAATTTTGATTAACAGGTTCTGCCCTATTGTTTGACGTAATTACTCTAAAAAAATTTCTAATTTTATTATCAGTTGTAGCTGGTGATGGTGATAAATATTCAATTCTATACCCAATTAAATTATTGTTTTCAAATGAATCAATAAAATTTGAAATATTTGGGTCAGAAGCATCAAATAAAATACCTTTAATATTTGGTGTTGATGATAAAACCCCACAATCTACAATTCTTGTTCTAATTTCAACTGGTTTAATGACAATATCATATATACCTTTTGCACCAAAGTCATTCAGTGGTAATTTTAAAGTGTATAACCCTCCAAATATTTCAAAACTATTACCAACTTTATTTGGATTATCAATTTGTATTAAATTTTGAGAATCTAATTTAAAAATTCTAGTATTCACACTATTTCTATTTGGTGAATAAAACACGAAAATTTCAACATCTGTTGGATTAACATCTGCTGGTCTAACTATACCGTATGTGCCTGTAGCCATATTATTTATTTTTTTATTTTATAATGTTATAAAACCCGTTACCATATATTAATAAATCACCAAGTGTTTTTATTTCACCTATTTGTAAATGACTTTGTAATACGTCTGTTGAGCTTCTATCTATAAATACTTCATTTTGTATTTTTGGTGGCTCTGTTATATGTAATAAATATTCTTCAATAGTCAATGCTGATAATATTGAATTTCGTTGGTTTACACCTTGCCCATGATA